CGTCTGATATTCCATATCCATGTTCTGCGGCATATAAAGCTATATAGTCTATATGGGTATCAGAAAAAGTTGGCATAGTTTTCCCTACTAAAGACAGCTGTTTTCCATTTAGAGATATATACCACTTACCATCCAAATCTCTACAAAACGTATAGAATATGATGTCGGTAAACTTATTATTCAAAATAGATGATACATCTACAGCACTTGAATAGGCATTTATGCTTTTATCATCTACATATAGCTGATTAGCATCTGTATATCCTAAATTTAGCGTAGATGAGTTAAAATAGAATCCAAACATGCCCCACTTATTCTCTATTATAGTATCTCTCTTGGCAAAGAAAGAGATACTGAATGCTTTGTTATTAGGAACGATTGGCTCTTTTGGTTCAAAATTCACAGCGCCGTTACTATCTTTTGCCCAGTATTTATTATCCTGTATTTGTATATTTCCAGCTAGTGTAGGAGCTTTGTATAAGTTTGTAAGCTCTTTTAACTCTCTTAAGTGAAATATACATTTTTCTTCTATTACTAATGGATTCATTCTTCTCGTACCCCCCCCCCACATTAATCTATATAAGGCAATATGGGAGGAAAAATACCTTTAGCTACATCATGAATATTTATAAATTTGTATATTAGAAAAGCTTACACAAAAGTAACCAAATGAAATATGTAGGTATATTAAAGGAGGAACTCTCAATGGTTATTGGGACTCTTGTAGAAGTAATCAATGAAGCTGGTGCATTCCATAGCAGAGCTATGAATGCTATTGCAGAACCTGAAAATACATCCAATAGAGTATATGGACAGAAACCAGAGAAGATGTCTAGTAGAAGCAGAAGAACTGTTGGTAGTAATGTAACTACAAGCAAGATTCCTCCTGCTGGTCCTAAGACCGGAACTCTTGCAGATAAGATGCTCAAAGCTAGATATGCAGAGCTTTCTAAGAGAGCAACTGCTGTTAGACGATAATATAGACAAATACCTTCCCCATACCTCTTATAGGGGTATGGGGGATACTTTTGTTACATATCAAACTTTGGGCTAAATTATATACTATAGATATGAAAGGGTATAGTGTTGTATAGAGAGGAGAACATATCATGCCATTTCTATCTTTTGTGAATCCTATTGAGGCTATAGTAGTCATTATAGATACTGCTATAGACGTAGTTCCTACAGTGTATAACATCGTTGAGAGTTATATCACCCATGATCCGTCTAAGAACAACGGTTGATCTAATAAAAAGGATAGATCTCAAAACTCTATTCTTTTTTGTCATATAGTATTAACTTTCTCTCTTTACACAAGAGTAATATTAGAACGCTATCGATATATTCTGTCATATAAGAGAGAAGGACTGGTATAGAATATGAAACCTATATATGAAAAAGATCAGTGTGTATTCAATTTGAAAGGCACTACGGAACTTACAGGATTATGGAACCCTCCTGTGGCTAATACTTCAGTACAACAAGTAGATGGTAAGTATACTGCATCAGATAACTCAGCTAAATTGACCTTTACTGCCAAATCTCCTATAATAGCTGAAACTTCAAAGCTGTTTAGTATCTCTTTCTGGGCTCAAAGAACAGAATTAAATGGATCTGGTTGGCAGCAGTTTGGATTCTGGCTTAATGATACAACAAAGATGAACTTTGGATTTGCTGGAGATAAGAGTATATACATAGATGACAATGGTGTAGGCGCTGGAAGCAGCTTGGACATAGGACCAGATTATCTTAAGGATACAAGCGATGCTGCCTATAAGAGGCCTATATTCTATACTATTTGTAGAGATATAAATAGAACCTATATAACTGTGAATGGTAAACTTATACCAAGTGGTGTTATAAATAACTTACCTTCATCTTCACAGACTATAGACAAGATTATATTATTTAATGCCGATGGTGGATCTATCACAGGATGGATTGATAAAGTTCTGATTCATAGGGACGTATGCTTATATAAAGAAGACTTTACGGTAGACTTTACACCAGCTGACGACTATGAAGAGCCTGGTGCTAATACGAAGAAGCATTATCTGAAGATATATTGATATAGGAGTTGGATACACATGTTATCAGTCGGTACTTTGAAAGAATCTATCTTTGCAGATATTGTAAAGAGTAGAGAGGAAGAGGATTCTAAATCTAGTAATACAACTAATATGGTAGCAGCTCTTGCTAATGGAGGAAAGCATCTGAATTCAAACGTTAGAGGAAGAATTTTCAAGTCTGCTAAGAGTATTCGTAACTAATCTAGAAGGGGTGATCTGTATGTATATAGGAACTCTTTTAGAAACTATGACGAATAATGACAATAGAAACAAGTCAGTTGTTGGTAATAACCTGAAACCAGCATTATCAATCACAGGAAAGGTAATTCCAAAGCCAAAGAAAGATAAGGGTTTTATGATAGATGGGAGATCTAGATCCTCTCTGAAATTCCACAAAGTCTTGGATACTAATGACAAGAAAACTATTGGTGATTGATACGTATGCTTTCACCCTATACCAATCAAGGTATAGGGTTCATATTTTGCTTTCTCTGAGGATACAAAGTAATAATATTTTGGAAGCATATATAGGGGATTGATAGTATATGAAGACCTATAACTGTCCATACTGTAATCAGAAACTCAATAGAGAGAAGCTTACGAACCATATAGAACAGAAGCATGATGATGAAATACCAGATGACTATACTCCATACCGTTTGGTATATGATATAGTGAATGATAAACATGGTCATGGAAACTGTACTGTATGTGGTAATCCTACTAAATGGAATGAGAAGAGACAGAAGTATGAAAGACTCTGTGGGAATCCTAAATGTTATGAAGCAGTAAAGAAGACATATCAGAATAGGATGCTTAAGATCTACAACAAAGTCTATCTAACTGATGAACCAGAACACCAACAGAAGATGTTAGCTGGTAGAAAGATCTCTGGAAACTACAAATGGTCTGATGGTAAAGTGTTTACTTATACTGGACAGTATGAGAAGAAACTGATGGAGTTTCTAGATACTGTCTTAGAATATAGATCAGATGAAGTTATTGCACCAGGTCCTACATTAGAATACAAGTTCAATGGTAAGACCCTTCATTGGATAACAGACTTTCTCTTATTGCCTTATAATCTGATCATAGAAGTTAAAGATGGCGGAGATAATCCTAACAATAGATCTATGCCAGAGTATAGAGCTAAGCAGATATCTAAAGAGAAGATGATTACCAATATGGGAACCTATTCTTATCTTAGATTAACCAATAATGATTTTAGTCAGCTATTGTCTATGCTTGCTGAGTTGAAGAAGCAAGTAGTAGATGAACATGATGACGCTCCGTTATATAGAATCAATAAGTAATCGTAGGGAGGAGGGCATTTTTAAATCATGGCCAACAAATTAAAACCTATCTACATGCCCGAGAACTGTATATTCTACCTAAAGGGTACTAGAGATATTATAAAGAAGTACTATGAACCTAAACCTCGCTTTATACAAGGGGTTCAAAAGTGTAGAGCAACCGATAATACCCTTACTAATAGAAAAGTATACAATGGTGCCAATAATGCCGTAATCTCATATCGCAAGAAATCAGATATAAGCAATATAAATCCTAAGATGGTTTCTATCTCTTTCTGGTTTAAAAGAGATCCAGATGCTCGGTCATTTCAAGAGTTAGGATTTGGTCTTGGATATGGGGTAAACTTTGGTTTTAGCAATCATGGTAGTGATCAGGATGCAATATACTACGATGATAACTCCATGGCATATAAGAAGCTTGTCAAGATAGAGGATTTCATACCTACTTATGATAAGACTGCTTGGTCATTCTATACATTCTGTATTGATGAAGATGGAAGAATGTATATCTCCGTCAATGGTAAGCAGTTGCTTAATGATCCAGCTACCCAGTATACCTATGGAAATATCTCTAGCTTTAGCTTCTCTGATATAACCCTCTTCTGTTCTGATGGTAGCACTGGTGCATCTGCTGCTAAGGGACTAATGGAAGAGGTTATCATCCATAGAGGAGTCTGCTTATATAAAGAAGACTTCGAGGTAGATGGTGTAGAAGCTCTAGAAGGAAATATAGCTAATACTCTGGAGTATCTGATCCAACTTAGGTTTGATGATAATACCTTCAAGGATATTGCATATAACGCTACATGGGACTATGCTTCTGGTTATGAGAACAAAAAGGTTGAATATTCCACTGATACTCCATTCCCAGGTAAAGGATATAAATCTGTATATAATAAACCAGGCAACTATACATGTATAGAATGCAAGGATACTCCAGGTGGTAATATAACCTTAGAGTATGATGAAGAGTTTACTATCTCATATTGGGAGAACAAAGAAGCTGGATCTTATAAACACTATGGATATACATATACTGGAGATTCTTCATCATTTACTAAACTTGCTATGTGTAGTCAAGATGGAGACAGTGATTTAATACATATAGACGATACAACCTCTATTCCATTAGCTCCAGATGGCAAGCCTATCCCTATTAATCAATGGACTCATCGCTTGATAACCTATAAGAATGGATTACTGAAGACATTCTCTGATGGTAAGCTTGTAAAGTCTATCACTATTACTAAGAAAGATTCGCATCTCCCAATTCCTATAGCACTGAAGGGATTAACCTCATTCTTCTTTATTAAAGGATTTTGGGATACTCATCACTATAGATGTGGTAAGCTCTTTGACTTTGTCATAGTGGATAAAGCTATGGATATAAGAGATGGAGTTACCAAGATACATAAGCCTACAGACTTTGTTGATGATGATTACTTTGGTACAGTATATCTCAAAGATCCTACATTGACTTTAGATTATATCAAGATCTACTAATATAAGAGCATACCCCTCTATGGAGTATGCTATACCTTAGATTATAAAATAATTACTTTCGCCATCTGTTATCTACGTTTGTATATTTGATATAATATTAAAACGATAAGTTAAGATTATATCAAATACATTGTTAAGAGGTGCTCTATATGCCAATATCCCCCCCCCCTCAATATATAATCGTTTACACAGTGTAAAACTCAATACCGGAGGAAATACTGTTCTAACACATTCATATGTAGATGGGTCTATATGGAAAGACGATGTTGAAGGAGTTGTATGGAGACAAAAATCATTAATACCTCCAGTACAAGATACAGATATACCATTTGATATATCTGATACGATAACCAGGTCTCCTGAAAGAAAATCTTTAAGAACTAATGATAGTATGTTGTATACTACAACATTACAACAACCATTAGATACGTTTGCATCTGGATATTATAATAGTTATACCTTTGCTGCCTGGATGTATACTACTACAGAGCGTGCAATGCATATTATATCATCAATGCCGATTACTCAAGCTTTTGATGGATTATTAATTGCATATAACCAAGGAGATGGTTATGCCTTCTATAGGGCCAATGGTGGTTCTGGTAATATTAGGGTACATACAGGAACTCCAGAGATAAATAAATGGCACCATTTTGCACTATGTAGAGATAATAGAGGATATTCTACCGAGGGCTATTCATCACTTTTCTTAGATGGTAAATTGATAGATACTCAGAATACAACTTTTGATATTGCGTATGATAAAGCCATTGGTACATCGCACTTAAATTCGATAAATTATTTAAACAATGGGTTCTCAACCCATTTTGATAAGTACTATGATGAGATCTTTCTATTAAAAGGAAGAGCACTATGGGCTAACGACTTTGATTCAGAAAGCGTAATTATTACAAAAGACTCTATCTCTTGGAAAGACGCAACCAGAGGAAATGATGAAGTGGTTACTGTATCTAACACTATGACGGTATACTAAAATACTTTTATAATAGCATACCCCTCTATGGGGTATGCTTATCTCTATCATCTTTTCACACTTAAGTAAGACAAAAGGAGGAGTATACATGATTCAA